TATACCGCTGGGTTGTTTGCTAATGAATGTACGATGACTCTTTATAATTCTTATGCCGCTAGTGAGACTTATCAAACACTTGCCGCATTAGTTGGAACGCAAACAACGGTTGTCGCTGGCGTTACTGACGGTGCCGTAACAAAAACATTTACGTTGACCAATTGTTATCTAGAAACGTTGCCGGTTGTTAACGGTTCGTTGGGTGAGTTGTCAACCGTAGATTTGACCTTTTCCGGTGGAGTGTATTCAGTAGCATAAACACGGCCAACAACCTGGCCCCGACAACAGAAAGTAGCCATGAAAATAAAACTGAAAGTAACACCCAAACCAGGTGTTGAACCACGCGAGGTGACAACCAATCTTTTGGTTATTGCTGAATGGGAACGAAACGAAAACCGAAAAGTATCAGACGGCCGCGGTATCGGTGTATCCGATATGGTTTGTTGGGCATACCACCTTTACAAGATTGCTGGCGATAACTTGCCGGCAACATGGCAAGAATGGTTAAAGCAAAACCCTGACATGGAAATAGAGGCGGTTGATCAAACAGATGTAAACCCTACGGGCGCGGCCATTTCCGATATCAGTTAGCCGCCGTTTTGGTTGCTACAGGGTTTTGGCCGCATGACATACCGTATGACACAAGGGACCTAATTACCGTCATTAGTGTGCTTAGTAAAGCAAACAAAGGAAAATAACGTGGCAGGTGTTGACGTAGATATTTCAGTGGTTGGAATTAAAGACGCGTTGGCGGCCTTAAACAAAATTGATAAAAAAGCGCGCCGCGCAATTACCACAGATTTTAGGGCCATTGTTGACACCGTTATTAGTGATGCCCAAAATGCCGTACCATTTGGTGCGCCAATTTCAGGTTTTGAACGTAACTGGACAACTAAAAGTGGTGCACATTTGTTGCCGTGGGGAATGGTCCAAGACACTGTAGTGGCTGGCGTTAGCGGTAAACGGCCAAAAATGTTTGGTGGTGTACTTACAAATATTGCTACATTTTATTTAAGGTTTACCGGACCTACAGCGGTATTGCTTGACATGTCAGGTAAAGGAAAAGTACCAACCACCCAGGGCACAAACATGGTTAGCGGTTTAACTTCAAAATACGGTTATGCCTCACGTGTTTTATACCCCGCTTACGAACGCCACAAAGATGACGTGGTGGAAAAGGTACAAACACTTGTGGATAAAGTAATGAAACAAGTTTCAGACGAACTAAAGTAGCAACATGGGCGTACTACTACCAATTGTTACCGAATATGACGGCAAAGGGTTAAACAAAGCCCTAAAACAATTTGGGCAACTTGAAGGCGTCAGCGCTAAAACAAATTTTGCGTTACAAAAAGCCGCACTACCAGCCGCCGCCGCAATCGCCGGCATTGGATATGCCCTAGTGGGTGCAACCCAAGCGGCAATGGAAGATCAAGCCGGACAAGCATTATTGGCAAACGCATTAGAAAACACCACCGGAGCCAGCAAAGAACAAGTAAAACAAACCGAAGATTTTATTTCTAAAATGTCGTTGGCGTCCGGTGTTGCTGATGACCAACTACGCCCAGCAATGGCCGCCCTTGCGCGAGGAACTAAAGACGTAAAAGCCGCACAAGATTTAATGAACCTCACGCTAGACATCTCAACCAGCCTTCAAATGGACCAAACCACCGTGGCCGAAGCCCTGGCAAAAGCCCAACAAGGAAATTTTAAAGCCTTAAAAGCGTTGTCACCTGAAATGGCAACAATGATAAAAAACGGTGCAAGCCTTGACGATGTAATGAATGTCCTTGGTGGCACTTTCGGTGGTGCGTCCGCGGCTGCCGCGGCCACCGCTGAAGGTGGCATGAAACGCCTAGGGGTTGCATTAAACGAAACTAAAGAAAGCATAGGCGCCGCACTAATACCAATCATAGAAAAACTAATGCCATACCTCATTGCATTTGGTGATTGGGCACAATCCCACACCGGTGTACTACTAGCCATTGCGGCGTCCATAGGCGTTATAGCCGGCGCCATATTGCTATACAACACCGCTATTGGAATTGCCACATTAGCCAACACATTGTTTGCGTTATCAATGACCGCCGCACAAATAGCAACCGTTGGATTTATGACACTAGGAATAGCCGTTTTAATTGCCGCACTTGTTGCGTTGTATCTCAAATTTGACATAGTAAAAAAGGTTGTTGACACAGTATTTAGTGCAATGCTTACCGCCGGCAAACTTATGGTTAACGGATTAATAACCTATTTTCAAACCTTGTATAACGGTTTCAAAATGATTTTTAATGGAATTGCAACATTGTGGAATAACACCGTTGGCAAACTTAGTTTTACCTTGCCGTCATGGTTACCAGGCATTGGCGGTTTAGGTTTCTCTATGCCACAAATACCAATTTTAGATAACGGCGGCATTGTCTCTAGTCCAACTTTGGCCATGTTGTCAGCCAACAGCCAACCCGAAGCAATCGTGCCATTGAACCGTGCCGGTGGATTAGGTGGCAATTACACGGTAAACGTTAATGGCGGTTTCTCTACCAGCGCCGAAATAGGCACCGCCGTAGTTAACGCATTACGTGCATTTAACCGGCAAAACGGAAGCGCCCAAATTGCAGTAAGTGGCTATTAATGGCCGGCACAAGTGTTGTTGCCGCCGGTAACTACAAATTAGAGATTTCAACCGGTTTTGATTACGGCAGTTTTACCCTTGATGACCCAACACGCGGTTTATTAAACGGAGATTTTCCGTTAGGCCCTGGAACCGATTATGCAGACATAACCGAATATGTTTTAAATGTAACAATTAAACGTGGACGCCAAGACATTGGGGACCAATTCACTTATGGCCAAACACAAATAACATTGAATGACACGGCCGCCGCTGGCGTGTTAGCACCGTTTAATACTGACAGCCCATATTATGACCCAGCAACAGCGCAACCAGGTTTGGCACCATTACGAAAAATACGGTTTGGACGCTACGACATCACAAACACATTGCAATATTTGTTTGTGGGATACGTAATTAACTACAACGTGACTTACCCATTAGGTGCATTATCGCTTGTCAATGTGTCATGTGCTGACGATTTTTATTTATTAGCCCAAACAAGTTTAACAAGTGACTGGAACGTATCCGAAGAATTATCAAGCACCCGAATGTCAGCATTATTAGATTTACCGGAAATTAACTACCCAACCGGTGTGACCCACCGCGACATACAAACCGGCACAACAACCCTAGGTGGTAGTGCCGCCTACACGGTCCCTACCGGTACATCGGTTGCCGTGTATGCCAACAGCATTAATAGCACCGCGGAGCAAGGCCGCGTATTCATTAACCGTGAAGGCGTGTTTACATTTGAACCACGCATAGGTAACACGTTGTCACAATCGGTAGCCGATTTTCACGATGACGGAACCGGCATACCATACGATTTAGTACATATCATTTTTGAGGCTGACCAAGTATGCAACTATGCGGCAGTCACCCACCTGGGTAGCACAACCGCCCAAACCGCCGAAGATGCCGCCAGCCGTGCCCTATACCTCACCCAAACACAAAACATTACGGCAAGCCTTTTGCACAATGATGCCGCCGCGTTAGACCTGGCAAACTACCTTTTGACACCGGAACCCGAAGCACGCTATAGCGAGGTTTCTACTTATATGGCGGCATTGACAAACACCCAACGTGACACGGTGGCCATAGTAGATATTGGGCAAACTATTGCAATCCAAAAAGACATACAAACGGGCACAAACACCTATACCCAATTTGCCCAAGAATTAAGCGTGGAAGGCATAGAACACCAAATAAATTTCCAAACAGGGCACCGCATAACCTATTGGACCCAACCAACCACAATTGTGTATGAACTGATTTTGAATGATGCCACCTACGGAACAATTGACAGCACAAACGTGCTTGGCTGATCTACACTAAAACCATGGCCACTACCCCATATCCATTTGTAGCGTCTCAAGTATTGACGGCAGACCAACTTAATAACATTGCGTTAGTACCAGTAGCAACCAAAACCGTTAGTTACGTTTTGACAGCCGCCGATGCGTCTACCCGTGTAACAATGAATAGCGCAAGTGCTACAACAATTACCGTAAATACCGCGTTGTTTAGTGCTGGCCAATCCGTTTGGCTACAGAATATTGGTACTGGCGTTTGCACCGTTACAGCAGGCACCGCAACAGTTACCACCGCAGGTAGTTTGGCTATGCCACAATATGGTGGTGGCAATCTTTACTTTACTAGCGCAAGTGCAGCAATCTTTTTTCCGTCAGGCGGTGCATCAGTGATAACAAAAGTAGAACGATTTACAGCAAGCGGAACTTTTACACCGCCAACAGGTGTTACTTATGCGGTCGCATATATTCTTGCTGGTGGTGGTGGCGGCGGTTCAAGTTCTGGAACTGGTGGAACTTCATCGGTTGCGTTTGCTGGTGGCACAATTTCTGCTACAGGTGGCTTACCTGCTAACGCTACATCTAGCAGTACTGCGGCATACTTAATTGCTGGCACGGCAAATAGTGGTCAAAGTGCAAAAACGCTTGGTAGTAGTGGTGCATTTTTTCAACTAGCACAAGACGGCGCACTCATTACGGCAGGCGGCGCAGTCACAGCAGGCGTAGGCATAACCGTAACGGTTGGTGCTGGTGGAACAGCAGGTACGCCAAACGGCGCGGCAGGTGGTACAGGATATGTCTACATTACTTACGAGGTATAAAAATTATGGCAACATACGCACAAGTTGAAAACGACATAGTAGTTAATGTGGTTGTGGCAGATGCCGCATGGATTGCGGAACAACCTGGCGAATGGATTGAATACACCGATGCAAACCCGTGCGGCATTGGTTGGGATGTGGAAAATGGTGTTTGTGTTGTACCACCGCCACCGCCTGAACCTTTTACGCCTTAGTTTTGTGTTTGCACTTGTCCTGACAGCGTGCGAAACAACACGAAACAACGCAGGCAAAAAAACTATACGCAACAGCGCATTAATTCAATGCACTACCGCCGACAGATGCGAAGCCGCTAATGGCTAAAGACCGAAGCGAAATAGACTACCTACATGCCCGAATGGTTGTATTTGTAGCCTGCACAATCGCAATAACTTTCGCAGTAACCGTTATAGGTTTTGTGTATTTTTTGGGGTTTATAGAACAACCCGTGGAGCAATCCGCAAATGATGCCGCCTTTATAGATATTTTAAAAACGCTTAGTATTTTTATGACAGGCACATTAAGCGGATTAGTTGCCGCTAACGGATTGAAAAGAAAACCTGATGACAACACAATTACCAGCCAACCTTAAAGTAATAAACTCACGTGCCTATACGGGTAACAGTGACCCAGCCAATAAACCACGTGCCGGCATGGACGAATTTATACGGCAAGCAATACGCATAGGTGCCGGCGCATTTTTTAATTTAGGTTCATGGGGACAACGAAATATGCGTGGCAGTGAAACCGAAATAAGCGTGCATGCATGTGGCCGCGCCGTTGATTTGGGATACACAAAAGATGATAAACACCCAAATGCAAACCGTAAAGGCACCACCGCGTTTATAGAAACATGTGTGGCTAACGCAAACATTTTGGGCATTGAATGTGTATTAGATTATTTCCCACAAAGTTTTGGCCGCGGCTGGCGTTGCGACCGGCAAGGTTGGCAGAAATATACCAAGGCAACAATTCATGGTGCCCCTGGCGGTTTGTGGTACCACGTGGAAATAAACCCACACATGGCAGATAACCCAAACGCCGTAAAACAAGCATTTGAAAAGGTTTGGCCAGTAATCCCCAACTAAGCAACACGCCTGCCCTAATATCGGAATACCGACAAAAGGAATAAAACATGGCTGATGCAAAAACCTACATTTATGAGGTATTTACTACCACGCTTGACAATGGCGTAGGCACGGACGGTGGCCAACAAGCCATGGTGCAAATTTTCCGTGATCCGGACAACGGCAAAGTTTTACATTCTCAATTAGCGTTTAGAAATTCTTATGGCACCTGGGGTATCCCCTACCAATTGGAGCAAAAATGACCGCATTAACAACCAAAATAGCGTTAAGCCTAATATGTGCCCTAAGTGCCGTTGGGTTCGCCTGGAGCCTTCCTAACGCGTCTCACAAGGCACAGCAAACCGCCTTGGCGCCAATAGTCACATTGGCACGCAAATTACCTACAACCACATTGGCACCCATAAAAGTAACTAGTTGTACGCAAGCCGGCGTTATTGCGGCTACAACCGGTTGGAACCAAGAACAGCAAGTGCGTGCCATGATGATTGCCGCACGCGAAAGCCGATGTAATCAAGATGCGTTTAATGCGTTTGACAGTAACGGTGGCAGTGCTGGAATTTATCAAATAAATTATTTTTGGTGCAAACCTTCCGCATACTGGCCACAAGGTTGGTTACAAGCGCAAGGCATATTGACAACATGCAAACAATTATTTGACCCATGGATAAACACGCGTGCCGCTTACGCAATACAACAAAACAACGGTTGGGCACCCTGGGGCATGTAATGGAAAATCCATACACCGACAACACAATAAGCGAGGAAACCCGACTAATGATAATGAAAGATAACCACCCAGCGCACCGCATAGGTGCCGTAATGAATAACCTCATTGACGAAATAACTAGACCCAATCATATTAAACCAAAAGTGCGTGACCACGGCCATTTACTTGATGAATTAGACATACTTTACGAAGCACACATGGCACGTGGAACGCAAAAAGACATTTGGGAAGCGTCAATGATTAAAGCCGCCATAAATGTTATTTCTACGCTGTAAAAAATGCGATGAAATAATGCATGGCACACGCCATAAAACAAACCCAACCAAAATATTGTGGTGCCACCCAGGATTAAAAGCCTGCAAAAAAGTTAAACCAATAAAGGTAAAACCATGAAATACCAATTAACAAAACTTGAAATAGAAAACGTACAAAATATGGTGCGTTTAAAGTTTAATGAAAGCCGCCACAAAGGGTTTAAACATAAATGGGTAGGTAAACAAACATTTACAGACGCGCCAACCTTGACCGGTTTTGCCGCTGAACAGGCTTGGGCGTCAATGCATGGCGCCAAATATTCGTTTAGGCCATACAACAAAACCAATGACGATGTTTTGGGATATCAAATACGCGCTACACGCCACCAAAACGGTTGTTTACTTACCCACGATGATGACAATGACGGTTATTACCTATTTGCTACCGTTTCGCTTGATTTCATGGTCACATTTAAAGGCTGGCAAGAATTACGGTATTGTAATTTGCCTTACGCCTGGGCATCAGATATGCCACACCCTTGCTATAAAACCTCTACAGACCGATTACTACCCATGGATATGTTGCCGGCTACAGACGCATTGATACAACACCGGCGTGCTATGGTGGCATCAGTAAGTTAATAAACCGACAAACAAAGGAAACCCGACAATGCAAGAAAAAGTAGAAACGCCAAACACCCAACTACAAAAAGTGACATTGTTAGTAGCAATGCACGATTATGACGCGGACGATTTAGACGCCGGCGAATGGCTATTAAACGTGTTGTTTACATGTTCAGACAAAGAAAACACACACGGCCATTACGGTGCAAAAGAATTGACAAGAGTTATGCAAGTGTTAAACGTAGAAAATTGCGATGTGGTGATATCAAATGGCCTTTAATCTTGACAACTACATAGATGTGCCAACCCGTTTGCTTGAAGCATTAAAACGGTGGCCTGATCTACGCATACAAGAAACGGCTAGTGAAATGGTTACAATGCCGGACGGTTCATATTTTTACCGTTGCACCGTTTCAGTGTGGCGCGATGAAAAAGACCCAATACCTGCAATTGCTACAGCCGCCGAACCATACCCAGGTAAAACGCCCTACACAAAAAACAGCGAATTTATGGTGGGAATGACCAGCGCGTTAGGACGTGCATTGGGTTATATGGGTTGTGGTTCCGCTAAAAGCATTGCCAGCCGCAACGAAATAGAGGCACGTTTAGATCAACCAGCATCCACCTTTAATGTGCGGTTTGCTAGCCCTAAAAGCATTGCATATTTAAAATCATTGGCTAGGGGTGCTGAATATGACGACCAAGGCACATTGGCATATATTCAACACATTTTGGGTGTTGACGATGTGATCATAGAAACGCTTACACAAGATCAAGCAACACGCGTCATAGAGGCATTAAAAAACAATGAATAAAACAGCATGGTTAGCAATCACATTTATGTTGTTGTTAGCCGTGTTATTGTCGCGCACCGATAAATAAAAACCCATTAGACCGTTCACCGTTCGCATGGTGTGGGGTTAATCCACGGGAACGTGGTTTGATTGGCGCGTACCGGCACATGCAACACGAAATGGGTTGGTCAAAGCGTCAAGGCGAGGCAGTAACAACATGTCATAGATAAGCAATGGGAACGGGTTAGGGCAACCCCGTGGGTGGGCATACTTGCACTAGGTTTTCAAACAACAACTACAGTTACATAAAACAAAACATAAACAGAAACGACAAACCCGACATGCAACACACTTACAACAACACGCGGACAAGGCGCCTTGGCGCCGCGTCAGGACAAGCGAAGCGCGTCAGCCATGCCTAGAGGCCACACAACCAATGACCCCGAATACAGACGCAACCGCCTAGAGATACTTAAAGACCAACCACCATGCATACGATGCGGACAACCAGCAACAACCGTTGACCACATAATAGAAATACAAACAGGCATAACAGACCACGGACTACACAACCTGCAACCAATGTGCAGACGATGCAACAGTGCAAAAGGCCAGCGAACTAAAGGCGCAATCAATCAAGAACGACAACACCACCGCAACGAAGCAATGCGAACACACAACACACAAAATGAAAACAAGATTTTTTTACACACCCCTTTACTGCC